CACAAGGTCGTTGAAGGAATGGAAAAGGGTATCTACCGTAAGATTGACTTAGGTACTGATGGCCCCGATGATGACTTAGAAGTTACCGAAGAATCAGTTTCCTACCAAGATGGTCGTGTGCGTATGCTCACGTACTACGGTTTGGTTCCTCGTGAGTATTTAGAGCAGTTGGAGAACGAAGAAGAGGTTGCTGACCTATTTCCTGAAGACTCCTTGGCTGATGACTACGCTGAGTTGGTGGAAGCTATCATCGTTATCGCTAACGGTGGCAAGCTCCTGAAGGCTGAAGCTAATCCGTACATGATGAAGGATCGTCCTGTCATGTTGTACCAAGACGATACAGTCCCCGGACGTGTGTGGGGTCGTGGTACAGCGGAGAAAGCCTACAACATGCAGAAGGCCATTGACGGTAGTTTGCGTATGGACAGCGATGCCCGTGCTCTTACAGCCGTTCCTATGATGGCTATGGACGCTACTCGCTTGCCTCGTGGTGCTAAGTTCGAGGTTAAACCCGGTAAATCGTTCCTGACTAACGGCGATCCTAACCAGATTATGATGCCTTTGCGCTTCGGAACACCTGATGAGTCCTCTGTTAGAGCCTCTCAGAACTACGAACGACTGTTATTGCAAGCTACAGGTACTGTTGACAGTGCTGGTATGCCTTCAGCAGCTCCTCGTGACGCTGGTGCAGGTGGTATGTCGATGGCTATGGCAGGCATTATCAAGAAATATAAGCGTACATTGACGAACTTCCAAGAAGATTTCTTGATTCCGTTCATCAATAAGGCTGCTTGGCGATACATGCAGTTCGATCCTGAGCGTTATCCCTCTGTAGATGTGAAATTCATCCCTACAGCTACCTTGGGTATCTTGGCTCGTGAGTTTGAACAGCAGCAATTCATTGCCTTGTTGCAGACATTAGGCCCAGACACACCAGTTCTGCCTCTGATTCTCAAGGGAATCTTGGGTAATAGCTCTTTGAGCAACCGAAATGAACTGATTGCTGCTTTGGATCAGATGAGTCAGCCTAACCCTGAAGCTCAACAACAGGCTCAGATGCAACAAGAAGCTGCTATGGCTAAGTTGCAAGCTGATTTGGCCTTGTTACAGGCTCAGACACAGAAGGCTGCTGCTGAAGCACAACAAACAATGGTTGAAACTCAGTTGATGCCTGAAGAGTTGCGTGTAAAGGTGGTGCAAGCTGCCGCTACGAACCTCGATCAGGATGCTGATTTCGCTAAACGCATGAAACTGGCTGACTTGATGTTGAAAGAGAAAGATATTGACTCTAACGAGCGTATCGCACTCGCACAGATGAGCAATCGTCAGCCGCAATAAACAAATGAAAGGAGTTTCCCCTCATGGATAAGGAACTTCAAGTGTATTACGAAGAAACCTTCTCAACAATGTCCACCAAGGGGTGGGCGTTCTTGATTGAAGACTTCAACAAGTTAAAACAAGAGCTAGAAAATATCCGCACGGTCAAAGACGCACAATCTTTATCTTACCGTCAGGGCCAACTGGATATTCTGGATCTTCTTTTAAATCGCAAGAAGACATGTGAAGAGGTTTATGAACAACTACAGCAGGAGGTACAGTAATGCGCCGTATGTTTGAATTTGTTTGTGAAGATGGACACATCTCCGAAGCATTAGTTGATGAAACCATCAGGGAACTCGCTTGTCGAGCCTGTGGTAAAGAGTCAACGAGAATTGTTTCTATGGTTCGTTCGAAGTTGGAGGGCATCTCTGGTGCTTTTCCATCTGCGTATGACGCATGGGAACGAAAGAGAAGTGAGAAACTGGCACAAGAGAGGAAAGCCTCTTACGCTGTTCCAGAGTAACATTTCGCATTAACGGGTAAGTACTGAGTAATCAGTATTCACATTTCATAGTCCTATAATCTCAAGAGAGACAGGAGAATAATAGTATGGCACTTATTGAGCAAGAATCGTTTGACCCAACACTGGATACGATTGATGAAGAACAGGTAAAAGAGACTCCCGCAGTGGAACAAACTCCCGAGCCTGTAGTAGTAGAGAAGGTAATTCCTGATAAATACAAAGACAAGTCCTTAGAGGATATTGTTAAGATGCACCAAGAAGCTGAAAAGATGATTGGGAGGCAAGCACAGGAAGTACATGAAGTACGTTCATTAGCGGATCAGCTCCTCAAACGGCAACTCGAAAGCGACAATAAGGTACAGACTGTTGAAAGTACGCCCGAAGTTGATTTCTTTGAGAATCCTCAAGATTCTATTAAACGTGCAATCGAGAATAACCCCGCAGTTCTGGAGGCTAAACAGGCCAACCTTGAGCTTAAACGGATGAAGACAGCGCAGCAGCTTGCTTCCAAACATCCTGACTTTGGCAGTATTGCCAACGACACTGGATTTCAGGAGTGGGTCAAGGCAAGCCCTATTCGTCTGAGTCTGTATGCCAAGGCTGATGCAGAGTTTGACTTCAGTTCAGCAGATGAACTCTTAACCACGTACAAAGAACTTAAACAGGTTCGTAACAACAACGTACAGGAAACTGGTAAGAAACAACAAGCACAAGCTCTTCGAGCCGCTGGTGTGGATACAAGTGGATCTGGCGAAGTTGCAAAGAAAGTTTACCGCCGTGCGGATTTAATCCGTCTGAAGATGACCGACCCAGATCGGTATGAGCTGCTCCAACCCGAAATCATGGCAGCTTATGCACAGGGTCGAGTTAAGTAATAATTATTTTTTTCTTGAATTTATAGGAGTATTTTAAATGGCTTTAGGTACAGATCACGTCACAGTCACCACCGCAGCAACCTTCATCCCTGAAGTTTGGAGCGATGAGATTGTTGCAGCATACAAAAAATCCCTCGTCATGGCCAACTTGGTCAAGAAGATGAGCTTCAAGGGCAAGAAAGGTGACACCGTTCACATTCCTTCGCCTACCCGTGGCACTGCATCCGCTAAGACTGCTGGCAACCAAGTTACCTTGATTGCTGCAACTGAGAACGATGTTGCTATCTCTATCAACAAACACTTCGAGTACAGCCGCTTGATCGAAGACATCGTGGAAGCCCAAGCTCTGTCGAGCCTGCGTTCTTTCTACACTGATGACGCTGGTCACGCTCTGGGCAAGCAAGTGGACACCACTTTGATCCAACTGGCTCGTGCTGCTCGTGGCGGTAACTCCGCTAACGCTCAGTACTCTGGTGGTATCATCGGTTCTACTGGCGCTGCTTACACCTACTCTTCGTCCAACGCTGCCAACATCGCTGATGCTGGTATCCGTGCAGCTATCCAGTTGCTGGACGATCAAGACGTGCCTATGGACGGTCGTTCGTTGGTGGTTCCTCCTGTTGCTCGTAACAGCATGTTGGGTATCAACCGCTTCACCGAGCAAGCCTTCAAAGGTAACGGTTCTACCTTGATGAACGGTGAGTTTGGCGACATCTACGGCACTAAAGTGTATGTGTCCACCAACTGCGATACCGCTGCTGGTAACACTGCTTCTGACCGTGTGGCTTTGATGTTCCACCGCGATTGGGCTGTGTTGGTTGAGCAGATCGGCGTTCGCGCTCAGACTCAGTACAAACAAGAATACCTCGGTAACTTGTTCACTGCTGACACCCTGTATGGCGTGGGCGAACTGCGTGACTACGGTTGCGTTCCAATCATCGTTGACGCTTCGGCTGCCTGATGAATGAGGAGGCCCCTTCGGGGGTCTCTTTTATTTACTACTTACTATCAGGTGAGTAATAAACAAAGGAGATACACAATATGGTACGCTTTCAAATGAAGCATAGCACTAGACCTCAGACTATTGCCACGGTTACTCGTGATGTAGACATTAAGAGTTTTAGGGATAATCCTGAATGGTATGAGATTATCGAGACTCCTGAGCCTGAACAAAGACAAACAGTTAAAGTCGTTAAACAAGTTAAGAAGACTAAGGAAATTGTATGACAATCTATCGCGGCCCCGGTGGAACAGGTGAAGCACGTACCGATTCCGATGTAACGGAAGTACGTATTATCGCTGATGAGGCAGAAGGCTACAAGAATGATGCTGCTGCTTCGGCCAGTGCCGCTGCATCGAGCGCATCTGCTGCTGCCACTGCCGAGACTAATGCAGAGACAGCAGAGGCCAATGCAGAGACTGCCGAGGCTAACGCTGAAGCTGCTCAAGCTGCTGCCGAGGCTGCACAAGCTGCTGCTGAAGCTGTCTACGATGACTTTGATGATCGTTACTTAGGTGCTAAGTCTAGCAACCCTTCCGTGGATAACGATGGTGATGCACTGACAGCAGGTGCTCTGTACTTCAACACTACAGTGCCTGAGATGCGGGTGTACACAGGCTCTGCTTGGACAGGTCTAAGTGCTTCCTCTGGCGTTGCAAGCTTCAACACACGCACAGGTTCTGTTACTCTTACAGATACCGATGTTAATACAGCCTTGGGTTATACAGCAGCTAACAATAGCTCTGTACTGCTCAAAGCCAATAACTTATCCGATTTAACAAGTGCATCTACTGCCCGTACCAACTTAGGTTTGGGTACTGCTGCCACAACTGCAAGCACTGCTTATGCAACTGCTGCTCAAGGTACTAATGCAGATACAGCCTACGGTTGGGGTAATCATGCTTCTGCTGGTTATGCTGCTGATAACGCTGTTGTAAAGCTTACAGGTGATCAGACTGTTGCAGGTACTAAGACTTTCTCCAGCACTATCACAGGTTCTGTATCAGGTAATGCAGGTACAGCAACAGCATTAGCTACAGGAAGAACAATCAGTTCCACAGGTGATGTGGCTTATACAAGTGCCTCTTTTGATGGAACTTCCAACGTCACAGGTACTGCAACACTGGCAACGGTTAACAGTAACGTAGGTTCTTTTGGATCTTCTTCATCCATCCCTGTGGTTACAGTCAACGCCAAGGGCTTAGTTACCGCTGTGAGCACTGCTACAGTGGCAGGAGGTCAGTACTTCGGTTCTGCTTCTATTAAGGCTATTGCGTACAACGCACAAACTAT